AGAACATCTCCTTGACTTGCTGCATAGATTGATTGATACCAACCCCATTTTTTTCCAAAAGATTCTTCGCTGATTCCGATTGTTCCACTTCGTTGTGTATAAAGTCCATCAAACCGTTCACGCAGTCGTTCAGCAAAGTGTAAAAAAAAACCATAGAACCTAAAGCAACGTCTAAAGGCATTTGTTTCATTACATCGCTATACTTATCAGCACCTGTATATTCTTCTATTACATACAATCCATTTGTTTGTGCAGTAATTGGTCTATATAAAATTGCCATAGCTTTATGCATTGTTTGCATATCACTCAAATAGTTTTCTAAATCTATATATTCCCCTGATGTTATATCTTCTATTTTAGGAATGAAACCAAACTCTTTACCGTTTAGTTTAAACTTTAAAACGTGTTTAGCTTGTGATTTTAAAACGTTGTCTAAATGTAAAAGTATTTCGCTTACATCAGCCAACCTAATTCTTGCAACATCTTTTAAATCTATACCACAAAATATTTCAATTGTCTTTTGATTCACAAAATCACTTTGTTCATTATCTTTAGTTAACTTATCAAACTTCTGATATTGTGATAAAGTAATTTCATTTAAAGTTTCTGGAATTTTAATATCAATCTTCATTCTTTTATTTTAAAAATAAAATAAGTTGATATATGTATAAAACAAAAAAAGCAACCATTTCTGATTGCTTAATTTTAAAACTTTTCACTTAATAATTCATACAGTTGATGAATCTTATTAGTTAGTTGTTCTTCTTGTTTATAAAGTTCTGTACCTTGTTTCTTTTTACCATTTGCGTTTATCTCTATTCTAACGTATGGTTTTTTCTTTTTGCCTACAAAATACATTTGTTCAGTTGGTATTGGATAAATTGTTATTCCATTATCCCAACATTTTTTAATCTTCTTGTACACTCTTATAAAGCATTACTAAAGTTATTATTGTGAAGATTGTAACTACATATACATTATCTGAATGCATTGCTACTGTTGCTGAAAATATTCCTACTATTGTTTTCATAATTGTTTGTTTTAAATTACTATACCTAAATTTCTTTTTTCAATAGTTTCAATTTTATTTTCTTTATTTGAAATTCTTACTGAAATTTTTAAAACTTTAACTATTGTTCCTATAAAATATTTATCTTCAATACCTTCAGAAAAATAAACTTTTTGTCCTACTTGATAATCTTGATTTTTAATTGATGTTTTCATAATTGTTATTGTTTGTTTGTTGTTATCTGAGTACAAATATATATTAATTATTAACAATACAAAAACTTTTTACAAACTTTAACAAATTTTAACATTTCAAATAAGTATCATAAAGAATGCATTACTACAATTTATTCAAGTTATTGAACTATATACAATACATTTAACTAGTAAAATAAGCATCAGCTATTCTATACATTTGTTGCATTTTTTTTATTTCGCCTACGTTTCTTGGTAAATTAATTTGAACCTCTACGTCTTTAACGTGATGTATGTAACATTGTATTTTGGCTATTATTTGTCCGTATGTCATTAATAGATATAATAGTTTCCTTTGTGTGGGTTTTCTAACTGTGAAGTCATAGCGTAACGCATAGCATCAATAGCGTGATTGTAAGCATCAATTGGTTTGTTCATTTTGTTACCTTGTTTGTCTACCATCCAAGTGTAATTTCTTAATTCGTTTATTAAGTTCTTACTTCTTGATGTAACGTAAACTTTATTTTGATTAATTAAATTAAGACCATATACGATACTGTCTCTACCTTTGCTAACAGGTAACACATTATGACCATAACTATTCAACTCGGCTATTGATTTTGGTTCTGCACTATCAGCATAAACAATATCGTTTACATCATTTGTTTTTAGTAAGTCACTAATATCTGAATTTAACAAACCTTTCTTGTAAATCAATTCATCAAATATATAAGCATCGTTGTATTTATACATAGCTACTAAACTTGTTGGATCGTTACTATAACCCCAATCCATTCCGTAACACAATAACCTTGCTTCTGTTGGTAATTGTATTTCTTGCCAATCAGGAATACATACACCTTCTAATGAACCTGTTAAACCTAAACCATATACTTGCCACCAATTTTCCCAATAAGATGAAGTCTTTGCTTTTTCTTTTGCTGATTCAATTTCTTTTACTATTGTATCAGATAATGCTTCGTTATCTAAATATGTTAAGGTAATAAAGTCAACATCATTTTGATTTATTATTTCTCTATCTACCCAAAATAAACTTGATGGGTTATAATCTAACCATATTTCACCACTTGTACGAATAGCTAATTGATAGTAAGAATCAAAGTCTACATTATTACATTCGTTAACATACAATACATTACGTCTTGCACCTCGTAGTTTATCAGGTTGGTCAACAGAAAAGAACTCAATATAACTTCCGTTTGAAAATGTATACTTTAAAGTTGATTTGTTAAATTGGTTATCGTTGTATCTACCAAGTGCCATCATTATTTTTAAGAAATCTTTTAATGCACCTCTACGTAAATGTGGTATTGATTCTGATACTACACTAATTTCTAAATTAGATGTTTTAATTGCTCTATCTATCAGAATTGGTAAAATAGAAAAGGTTTTAGAGGCAGATGTACCACCCCTAACCACCTTTATACGCTTTTTAAGACGCAATAACTTCTTTAATGCAGTAGTTATTATAAATTCCATTATCGTGGCTTATATGTCACCTAAATCGTTTAAATCAAATATAGGTTGTTCAGTTGTTAGAGTAACATCTTTTGTTTCTCTTGGTTTACCTGCATAGTAATTATAGAACAATTGTGTGAATTTAAAATCACCACGTTCTAACCCTTTCTCTAATGCAGCAAATGCTAATGGTTCTAATGGTGTTAACTTTTCTATTAAAGCAACTTCTTCTGCTTTAGATTTACGACCACTGTTTGGATGTCCGCCGTTTAATTTTCTTTTATCTTCCATAATTGAAAAACTTTATTATCAATTTAAAAATAATAGATATTACTTATTGTTAAATTATAAAAAACCATTTTCATTTAATTTATAGATTGGTTTCATTTTCTTTTATAAATTTTTTAATATCCCCTATTGTAAAAATACCTTGTTGGGTATTATCCAAAGCATATACTTTCATACCATCAGGTAGAAACTTACCAAAATGAGTTAACCATCTACTGGTTGCCCCTCTAAAAAATACAGGTTCAAAAATATCTTTATTTATAAAATCGTATAAATCTCCATCTTCGTCAACTAATTTTTCGTGTTCGATGTCTATCGTTAATATTCCAAATTTTGTACTCATATTTCAAATATATTTCCGTTATTTATTTTTTAATATCTTTCTATATAATTCATTTACTGATTCTTTATTGCAACCTCTATTGTAATAGAAGTTCATAATTCTTTTTATTCTTTGCAATGGTGTTTGTTTTGATTTCATTATTACTTTTCTATTTCTTTTAATTCATCTGCTAATTCTATTATAGCTTCATTAACTGTTGATTCGTTAAAAGTAGCTTGTACTAATAATCTTTTAAATATATCTAGATACTCGTTAGCATCTAAATCATTTGATGAAGTTTCTACTGTGTATGTATTTCCGTAACTTGTTAATTGTAATTTCATTTATCTTCTATTTTAATTGTTCAAACCATTCAGTAAATCTATCTTCTCCAAATTCTAATCCTTTTGAATTTGAACTACCTTCAATAAAAGCTTCTTTTAAATCCTCCTCACTATACATTCTTTCTTGTTGCCATTTAGCCATTTTAATAAGTTCATTGCTAAAATCATAGGGAATATTACTTTCAATCACAATTCTTTCAGCAGCTTCTTCAAGTGTTTCTTTTAGTTTCATTTATCTTCTATTTTAATTATTACTCTTTTACCTAATTTTTCAGCTATTTCTTCTAACTTGTTAAATCTAATTTGGTTCTTATGTTTAACCCAATCTGAAACTGAATGTTTGTCTAAATCTATTCTATTTCCAAATTCTATTTGTGTACAATTTTCTTTAAAGAATAAATCAGAAAATATATCATTTGTTGTGTATCTTTTCATTATATGTATTTAAGTATAAATTATTAAAAATAGATGTTTTAATTGTTTAAGCATATAGTTAATTAAATTTAGGATAAAATTTAGCTTTTTCATTTAATTCTACAAACGCATTAAACTTAACCTCTATATCTTTATTCTTTAGTAATGGTATTAGTCTTTTGATATTGTTGTTTTCAACTGTTGCTATTTGCATTTGTAAATTATTAATCATTTTCTTTTGGTTATAAATAATTTCTTCTAACCTCTTAACTTCTTTAGAAGCAGTTGTTGACTTGCCCAGCAATATATCTTCCATATCTTGAACTCTTGCACTTGAAAACCTCATAGCATCATATATTTTAATATGGTGGATAATTGTAGAGTGGTCTAAATTCATATACTTACCTATTTCAGTATATTGAAACCCCATTTTTCTCATTACATAAGAAGTACAAGCTTTCATTTCTATGTATTCTTTTTTTCTACATTTCTTTGTAATATCTATTCCTGTTTCTTTTAGTATTATTTCTTTAAAATTCATAATTCATCAAATGTTAATTCTATTTTTATTTCTTCTTGTTCTTTTATTAATAATGTTAAAGCGATAAATGAAGATACTTCTATTGCTAAATGTATTCCAGCACATACTTCGTACTCCTCACGTTCTTCATAGTCTTTTAAAACAATACGCATATCTTCGTGACTACTACCTTCTGATATATTTAATAAGGTAAATGCAAATGCTTCATCTTTTGTTATTTCTAAAACGGACATATATCTTTATTTTTTGGTTTAAGCATAAATAAGTAATACTTTTATATCGGTTAGCCAATAGTTATAAGTAACTTTAAGAAACGTATGTGCCAAGAACTAAATCAGATACAATTCCGCTTCCGTTTTCTTCAAATAGACTTTCATCATATCCAAACGTTACTACTATTTTTTCATCTCTCATATATTCTCTGCCAAAATCTTCCAATGTAATTTCGGCATTATATTTTTTCAATAACTCACATAATTCAACGTGAAAGTTTTTTTGTTTTTCAATTAGTTTCATAAAAAAGCTACTTATAACAGCAATTACACGCTATTGCTATATTGTGATTAATTTAATTATTGTTTTGTATCTTTCAATTCCGTGTTAAACTGAAAGGGTTTTTTATGTTTTTACGCAACATCGTGTAGTTGCAGGACGTTATAATACACCTCTTAAAACGTATTGGTCTAAATCAACTCCTTCTGTCTGAAAGAAGTGTTTGTAGTTCGAAACACCTTGCTCAAATTTAGCTTTACCTTT